TATGAAAAATCAAAACAAGAAGTGCAATCAACTTTTGGAAGTTTAAATACTGGTTTTTTTGAGGCACAAAAAGCAAATATTATTAATACTTGGAACTATAATCCTACTTATTCTTTATGGAGAAAAGGTGAAGAGTTATCAGCTTACAATCAAGACAACACTCTTTTAAATAGAGATGATTTAAACAAGGAATACGGAAATATTGGTTTAAATTTTAAAGAAGATACTAGAAAAGCAGTTGTTGATTATTTAGTTAAAAGAAAAGAATTAGAAAGAGAAAGAGCTAGCATTATTCAGCGTGGACCCCAAAATGTTTTTGCTAAAGGTTCTTTTTTTTTAACATCGTTAGCAACTAGCTTTGTAGATCCAATAAATATAGTAGCTTCTTTTATTCCTGTAATTGGTCAAGGTAAGTTTGCTTCAATGGTAGCTCGTTCTGGTAAAAATGTTGCTAGAATGAAAAAAGGTTTTGTTGAAGGTTTAGTAGGTAATACAGCTGTTGAACCGATTGTGTATGGAGTACACAGATCTCAACAATCTGACTACGATCAATACGATGCTTTTATTAACATAGCAGCGGGAGGTATTATTGGTTCTACTTTTCACGCTGGTTTTGGAAGAATAGGAGATTATCTTGCTAAAGTTCAAGGCAAGCCAAATATCTATCAAAGATTAGCAGCAGTTTCTCCAGATCATCAACAAGCTTTATTAAGACATTCAGTAGGAAAAGTTTTAAGAGGAGAAAAAGTTGATACAGGAGATGTTATTGTTAATAAAACTAGAATAGGTGATAAACAATTAAATCAATTAGACGATCAAATTGCAGAATATAAAACTTTATATGCAGAGGCTATCAAAAAAGGAGATAGAAAATCTGCTAAAACTTATTTATTAAATTTAAGAAATTTACAAAAAACTGAAAGACAAATCTTTGAGGCTAAACAAAAAGCAGCCGAGCAAGCATTAGAAAGAAATCAAGCACAACTTAAATTAAGAGACGAACAAGGAAAAATAACTGAAGAAGATATTAAGAGAAACGACAAGAATACAGCTGAAATTGAAAATGAAGCTCAAACTTTAGTAGAAAGAGAAAAGTTCCATCAAAAACAATTAGATGTTAAAGACGAAGATTTAGCAAAAGATAGTAATATTATTGCAGACAGAGCAGAGATAGCAAAAATAGATAATAATATTAAAAATAAAAATAAAATTAGAGATGCAATTAGAGCAGCATCAAACTGTGTAAAAAAAAGAGGTAGTTAATGGCAGATATAAAAAAAATATCTAGATGCTTTCAAGAAGTAAAAAGATTAAGTGGAGATTTATTACCTGATGAACAAATTAATAAAATTTTAGATGATATAAAAATAAAAAATAATCAATCAAAATTTGATAAAGCTCAAGAAAAAACAGACAGTTTATTAGCAGAAGAAGTTATAAATCAATTTGAATACGAACAAGCTCTTAAAAAAAGAAATGCAGCAGATAACAACATTAAAGCTTTAGATATGTTTCAAAAAGTAAAGGATGCTGTTGCTTTATCTCAAGGTAAAATTAATGCTGTAAAGGGTATTAGAGGTATTTTAGTAGGTATTCAAGAATTTTCTACTATTGCTAGGAACTCTATTGGTTCAAAACAAGATACAGCAGAAGTAGTTTATATAACAGAAATGTATCAAAAAATAAATAAAATATCAGATACAGCATGGAAAGATTTTTCTGAAGGAATATTTGATTTAGAATTAAAACAAGCAATGGCTGGTGAAACAGTTTTAAATGAAAATGTTGTTGCAATCGCAAAATTGTTACAAGAAGCTCAAGAAAAATGGAGAATACAACTTAATGATTTAGGAGCAAACATTGGTGAGTTAAGAGATTGGATTACTAGAACAATGCACAATACTGAAAAAATGGGTAATGCTAGCAAACGATCTAAAATAGTTGGAGACAATAGGTTTGCTTGGAGAGAGTATATCAAGCCAAGGTTAGATCTTGAGCGAACTTTTCCAGGTGTAATGGATGGCTCAAAAATAGATGAAATATTAGATGGTATTTATAATAGTTTATTGTCTAACGATCACCTTAAACATGGTGGAACTAACAGCATTTATGGAACTCGAAATGTTACAAATAGATTAAACGCATCAAGAGTTTTACATTTTAAAGATGCAACAGCTAGACACGAATACGATTTAGCTTTTGGAGAACCATCATTAAAAGAAAGCGTAATGAGTGTATTAAGCAATAGTGCTAGAAACATTGCTTTAATGCAAGAACTTGGAACAAATCCTAAAGAAACTTTTGAAAAAGTTTTAGCATTATTAAGAAAAGAATATAAATCTTCTGATCCACAATTTACTAAAAAATTAACTTTTAAAAATTTTAAAAAAGAATTTGCTGAAATAGATGGGTCTATTAATGGTATTGGAAATGAAATTGGAGCAAAAATTTCAATGACAGTTAGAGCTTTACAATCCATGGGTAAATTAGGATTTGCTGCACCAACCTCTATTGCTGATTTGGGTCAATATATGAGTACAACAAATTTTCAAGGTAGAGGTTTTTTAACAGGATTGTTTGAAGCATTAGGTGGTTTATTTAAAACAGGAGACAAACGAGCAATGGAAGTTTTACAAGTAACCAGTAATTCTATTCATTCTTTTATGGGTAATAAATATGGTTCAGCTGGAGACACTTGGGGAACAATGGGAAAACTACAAAATGCTTTTTTTAAATTTAATAGTTTGAACCGATGGGTTTCAAGTTTAAAAACTGGAATGACAGTTGGTTTAGCAAGATCTTATGGAATGTTAGCTGATAGCAAATGGTTAGACTTAAAAATTAGAGAAAGAAATCTTTTAAAACTTTATGGTTTTGATGAAGGAAAATGGGATATGCTTCGTTCAATAAAAACTCTCGATGAAAATGGCAGTAGATATATAACAGCAGAAGATGCAATGGAAATACCAGATGACGCTATTAATAATTATTTAGGTAAAAAATTAAGTCAAAGAGAATTAAGAAACTGGAAAAAAGATTTTGAAATGACTTGGAGAAATGTTTTAGTAGATCAAGCTATGCACGCAACTCCAGAACCCGATGCAGCAGTTCGATCTATTATGCATCAGGGTCAAGAAAAAGGAACTATTCCAGGAGAGGCTTTAAGATTTATGGGTCAATTTAAAGCGTTTCCTATATCAATTTGGAAAAAAATTATTGGCAGAGAAATGAAGTCTTATGGACCAGAAGAAGGCAATTTAGCAAGAATTACAGGTTTAACATCAATGTTATTATTATCTGCAATATTTGGTTATATTGCTTTATCTGTTAAAGATATGTTACGAGGCAGATCTCCAAGAGACCCAACTAAAGGAAATGTTTTAATGAACGCTTTAGCTCAAGGTGGAGGATTGGGTATTTATGGGGATTTCTTATATCAAGAACTAGAAAATGAGTATGGTGGCTCTATGGCAGAAACTATTGCTGGACCAACATATCAAGATGCTATGAAATTATTAGATGTTGTCTTTAATGTTAATAAACCAGCAAAAGCTGGTAAAAAATTGGTTCAATTTGCAGAGGGAAATGTACCTTTTTTAAATATGTATTACTCTAAAGCTGCCTATGATTTCTTAATAGGCTACCAAATCAAAGAATTTTTAGACCCAGGTTTCTTTTCAAGAATGGAAGGAAGGCATGAAGAAAAGAGGGGTCAAACTTATTATTTAAAGCCATAAATAATGATAGACAGAATTGACAAATTAATTTAAGAGAAAAAATATAGTGGGTATATCACGCCTACAAAAATCCAATAATCAATATTATGACAGTAACAACAACAACAATTAAAAATAGTTATAGCGGTAATGGTTCAACAACAGAGTTTGCTTACACTTTTCCTATTAATTCAACTTCTGAAATAACAGTAATTGAAAGATCGGCTACAGGCGCTGAAACAGTTAAATCTGAAGGAACAGGATCTACTAATTATGGTATTTCTGATAACGGAGCTAGTGGTGGAACGATTACTATGGTTACAGCTCCGGCAAGTGGAACGACTTTAGTTATTAGAAGAAACACAGCTTTAACACAAGAGACTGATTATGTGGCTAATGACCCTTTCCCAGCTGAAACGCATGAAGATGCTTTAGATAAACTTAATATGCAGACACAAGAGCTGCAAGAAGAATTAGATAGATCATTTAAAGTTTCAAGAACCAATACCATTACTACATCTGAATTTACAGAAAGTGCAACAGACAGAGCATCAAAAGCTTTAGGATTTGACAGCGATGGTAATTTAACAACGATTGCAGATTTCTTACCCGCTGGTGGAGATAATGCACAATTAACTTATTCAACAACTACTAGCGATGCAGACCCTGGAGATGGTAAAATTCGTTTTAACAATTCAAGTCTTGCCTCAGCTACAGAAGCTTATGTAGATGATGAAGATACAAATGGTACAGATATTTCCGCATGGGTGCAATCCTTTGACGATGTAACGGGTAATGCGACTAACAGAGGAAGATTAAGAGTTACTAAATCTAATTCATTAACTGTTTGGCATACCTTTAAAATTTCTGGAGCTGTTACTGATGCCTCTGGCTATACCAAGTTAGCTTTAACTTATATTGATGGTGCTGGAAGTTTAGCAGACGCAGATAAGGTATTTATATCTTTTGTTCCATCTGGTGAAGATGGCGCAATACCAGGTTATTTTTATAAATTTGCGACATCTACTAGCGATAGTGATCCAGGCGGTGGATATTTAAGATTTAATAATGGAACTTATGCCTCAGCAACTGCGATTTATATAGATGACGCAGATGCTAATAGCGCAAGTACATCCACAGATGTTTTAACTTGGGATGACTCAACTTCAACAATAAAAGGATATTTACATATTGTTGATATTAATGACAGATCAACATACGCAAGATTTTCTATAAGCGGAACTACAACTGATGCAAGCGGATATAATAAATTAGCTGTTACTCACTTAGCGTCTAATAATACTTTTTCTGCTGATGACGAGTTATCAGTTCATTTTACAAGAACAGGATTAAAAGGAGACACAGGAGCAACTGGTTCAACGGCTGGTACTGCTGGTCTTGGAATGACTTGGGATAATTCAACATCCGATGCAGATAATGGAGCTGGAAAAATAGCTTGGAACAATGCAACGATAGCAAGTGCTAGTGTTTTGTATGTGGATGATGTTGACGATGCGGGAGCCGATATATCTGGTTTCGTTCAAAGCTGGGATGATGTTACAAATACAACAGCAAAAGGCTTTGTTCATGTTGCAAAAGAAGGAGCAAATTCTACTTATGCAATTTTTAAAGTTAATGGAACTGTAACTGATGCTTCTGGATATACAAAAATTCCAGTAGCTCATGTAGTTTCAAATGGATCATTTTCAGATGGAGACGGAGTTGGAGTTCAATTTGTTCAATCTGGTAGTGATGGTTCTGGGTCAATGTCTAACTGGGTTGTTTCCGATGGATCTACAACTCAAACTATTGCAGATGGTAATACGCTAACTGTTACAGCTGGTGAAGGTATTGATGCTGCCGTATCAGCAACAGATACTTTAACTATTTCTGGTGAAGATGCCTCAACAAGTAATAAAGGAGTAGCGAGCTTTGCTACGCAAGATTTTACTGTAGCATCTGGTGCTGTTTCATTAAATCAAAGTCAACATCCAAATATAACAAGCACAGGTAAAGCTTTGGTATTTGGATTTTAACAATAGGAGAAAAATATGGCAAGTGAAGTATTAAAAGTATCACATACAGCAGGAGTTACAAACTCTGAAAGTGTTTTATTGAACGGAGTGAATGGTCATACATACACTATTCTTTCAATTACAGTTTGTGAAACAGCTGGTGCTGCTGAAACATTTGATCTATACCTAGACGATGGCGGAGGTGGAACGGATTATGAAATCCTCTCTGATCAAACTCTTGGTGCTAATGAAACATTTGTATTTAATGACAGATTAGTTTTAGAAGATGAAGATCACTTATGTGCAGCAACTGCATCATCAGCAAATGTTGATATAGTTGTAAGTTATTTAGATCAAACAAGATAAGGAAATTAAAAATTATGACAGGTATAATTAAAAAAAATACAGGTAGAGCTTCTGGTTTAGTTGGAGCTGAATCAGCTGGTGTTCCAGCCGTTACTTCAGATCCACCTACTGCAACTCTTGAATTAGGAGATGTATGGATAAGAACAGATGAAAAAAAATTAAAAGCATATCTTTTAGGTGCTGCTGCTTGGTCTGCTGGAACAGCATCCCCTTGGGGTGCAACTAGCTGGGCAGCAAATGGACCAGGATATAATGATTATACACTCTTATGTGGTTATGGCGGTCACCCAAAAGGTGGTGGCGATAACGGAGCAAGAGGTGATGACCATTTGCATTGGGACGGCTCATCTTGGACTACAGAAACCGATCATCCTTATCACTGTTCAGGTTGTTTTGTAATGGGATCAGATAGTGCAAAATTATCAGGTGGTGGTCATGGTAACCCTGCTGGACCAGGTTCACCTATTCACCCATCTTATACTGGAACAACTATTTCTCAAGAATGGGATGGCTCATCTTGGGGATCATCAGCAACTTTAAATTATCATGGTTCAAGTTGGGATCAACAAGCTGGTCATGGAGGAACTCAATCTTCGGGATATACTATTAATGGCTGGACTTCACCATCACCATCTAACCAAATGCAAACTTATAATGGTTCATCATGGTCAGCTGGAACCACTACACCTATTTCAACAAACCAGCATGTTAATAGTGCTGGACCAGCTACGAATATTTTAGCTTTTGGAGGTGGACCAGGATATTCAAACAATTCAATCGAATGGGATGGAAGCAGTTGGTCAAGTGGTGGATCTTTAAATGTTACAAGAAATGAGGGTTCTCGAATGGGAACTACAGATACTTCAGCAGGTGGCTCAGGTGTTTTAGCTATTGGTGGTGCTTCTCCATATAACACAACAGAATTATACAACGGAAGTAGTTGGTCAACAGATGTAGCATTACATACGGCACCGACTTATGGCAGTTCATCAAGTGATCAAGGTCACAGAAGTGGTGGAAATACAGGAGGTGGAAATGCAAGAGGCATTACATCTGGAGGTGGTTCACCACCATATCCTTCAAGTATGCAAGCAGTTTATCAAGGAGAAGCCTTAGCTGCTCTTAGTTCACCAACAACATTCGGTGGTTAATTTAGAAAGGAAATATTATGGCAAATTTATATTGTACTTCAAATAATACAGGAAAAAATTTTGTTACTCATGCTGAACAAGAAAACGCAGAACCTTTAAATGCTAGAGGTTATCCAGGTAATGTTTGGGTTGTTAATGATAATGCAACAGGAACAGCTTGGATTACAAAAGTTCATGGGGTTTCTAAAACAAAATCAGAAGCTCAAACTCTAGTGAATACTGCTGTTGCATCTTTGCAATCTGCTTGGGATGCTTTAGAAGATGATGATTTTAGAAAAGAACCACCAAAAACAAGACCCGCTTCAATAACGCTTCCGTAAATTATATCAAATTTTATGTCAAAAAAAATAAATCCGTTAATACCTAAAGATGATCAATTATTAAATATATTAAGCGAGGATGAGGTAAAAGATTTTAAAGCTATGCGTCTTGAACTACAAGACACTTGGTTTAAAAATCAAATGTTTAGAACTGAAACTGAAATGAGGGTTTCTGTATTAAACGATCTTAAACACCCAACACCAGCTTCTAAATATTGGCAATCTGTTAGAGAACAGAATGTTATGTTTGAACAATTAATAGTTCTTTCATTCGATTATAGAAAAAATGCAGTGTGTATTCAAAAACTTGAAAAAGAAATTGCAGAAGAAAAAGATCCTTTAGAAAGAGAACTTAAACAAGTAGATTTAGATGAACGACTTTATTGTAAAGCACATTTAGAACTTACAGCTAAAGATAGAATGAGAGAGTTAAAATTATGGTCTCATTTAAAATCAGAATTAGTTAAAGAAGATCCTAACTTTGACAAACAAAATGTTGCTACTCATCAAAAAGAATCTTTACCAAAAAGATTACTTCAAACCTGGAAATATTTTACTGACGCAAAAGATGGTGATGGAGCAAAGAATATAGCTTCTCAAATTATAACAGCTACACGATTAAACAAAGAAGGAAGATTACCTGACATTAAAGAATATGAAGCTCTTAAACAAACAAAAGAATATAAAAATCTTCAAAAAAATCCAGTAGTTGATGATAAAATCGTTAAATAATTTTTTATCATCTAATGAGCTTAATTTAGCTATTGAATATTGGAAGATAAAAGAACAATCTTTAAAACCTTGTGGTCAAGAAAAAAATGCTGTTGCTGAATATTCAGATATTTTAAGTGAAACATTTTTAAAAATAAAACAGCCTATTATTGAAGAAGCTGTTGGAGAAAAGTTAATACCAACTTATAGCTATTCAAGAATGTATTATAAAGGCTCTGAATTAAAAAGGCATGTTGACAGACCACCATGCGAAATATCAGTTAGCTTTAGTATTTTTGGAACTGATAATTGGAAATTGTGGTTTCATAAATTAATTGAAGAAAGAGGTAAGGTGGTTGATCCTAATGCTCAACCTACTTCAATAACTATCAAAGCTGGTGATGGTGCAGTTTATGAGGGATGCCAGTATCAACATTGGAGAGATCCGTATGATGGAGAAAAAGGTATGCAAATTTTTATACACTACATCAGAGCAAACGGAAGATATAAAGCTTTTACATACGATGGCAGAAAAACATTAGGTATTCAAAAAACTAATCAAGCTATGAAAGAATTATGGAGTAATGTATAATGCCTATATGGTTAGAGCCTAAATGGAAATCTTACATTGTTGAATCTAATGCTCCTTTATTTACTAAAGAACAATGCGAACATATTATTAGAGTTGGTCAATCAATTAAACAAGAAGATGCAAAAGTTGGAAGCAATAAAACAAAAGATGGAAAAACAGAAACATCTGGAGTAAATGATTCTAAAAGAAGAATTACTACTGTTTCATGGTTACCTTTAGATCATAAAGAAACTGATCCTATGTATACTCTAGTTGATAGATGGGTTAAAAATATTAATATTAATCATTTTGGTTTTGAAGGCATACAAATAGGAGAGAGAGCGCAGTACACAGAATATCCAACTGGCGCTTTTTATGATTGGCATACAGATAGTGAAGTCAATATGACTACACAACCTACAGTTAGAAAAATGTCTATGACTTGTTTACTTTCTGATCCTTCTGAATTTGAAGGTGGAGAATTAGAATTAATTGGTGAATCTGAAACACCTAAAGCAAAAATGAAACAGGGTCATGCCGTATTCTTTGCAAGTTTTATTAGACATAGAGTTAAACCAGTAACTAAAGGAAATCGTAAATCTTTAGTAATGTGGTTTAGTGGACCACCATTTAAGTAATTTATATAAACATTAACAACAAAGGGTAAGACTATGAAAGTGCTACTCGTTATGATTATGTGTAGTGCTATTCAGCAAGAATGCCTTGCTCCACATCAAATGCCAAATCTATACAATAATTATTACGATTGTTTAAATGCTGGATATGATGAAGCATTAAAAAAACAAAAAGAAATAGGAAAGTTAGAAACTAATAAACATCAAATTTTTATTAGGTTTCGATGTGAATACTTAAATGAAACTTAAAAGAAAAAAAACAATATCTGAAAACACTAATGCAATAAAAATTTCATATCACGAAAAGGTATGTCAAGAGCGTATGAAAACTATTTTTAAAGTTTTAGATGAAATGCGTAAAGATGTTAAAGATTTAAAAGCTGATATGAATAGGGGTAAGGGTGCTGCTGCAATAATAATATTACTTGGAGGTTTGCTTGGCTCGGTCTTTTACTTCTTCACGAAATAGAAAAACCGCATCTGTTGGTTTAAGTAATGAACTATTAGCACAGGCTAAGTTTGCCAAGAATCCAGACTTAATTGTCTTTGTTCCTGTTGGCGGTAATGGACCCATAGATATTCTAACTCTCAACACTAAGACTAAGGAGATTAAAACTTATGATGTTAAGACACAAAACTTTCGCAGCAATGGTTGGAAGATTGCAAGAGGAAGAACTAAGGAACAAAAAAAACTAGGTGTTAAAATACTTAATTTTAACCCAAAGAAAACTTGAGGAGATAAAATGTCAGACTACAAAGAACTTGAACTTAAAATTCGAAAACACGAAGGGTACAGAGATCATATCTACCTTGATAGCCGTTCCATTCCTACTTTTGGTTATGGTCACATGGTACTACCCGATGATGATCTTGTTGAAGGTAAGCATTATCCTATTGAAGTTGCTGAGGAATATTTCACTAAAGATTTTAACATTGCTGTATCGGCTGCTGAGAAACTTATAGGAGATATTAATTTAAACTTCATTCAAAAGTGCTGCATAATTCAAATGACTTATCAGCTCGGTGGACCCCGTACTGCTAAATTTAAAAAGATGTGGCAAGCTTTAAGAGATGGAGATGCACAAGAAGCGTCAGCACAAATTTTAGATTCGGCTTGGCATAAGCAAACGCCTGGTCGTTGTGAAGAGGTTGCATCAGAAATGGCTAGTAGTATTTTATGATCCACTTATTAAAAATATTTAATAACCCATTAACTAAAATGGTTATTAATAAAGCAACAGATCACTTTAAACATAAAGCTGAAAAGCAAAAAGTAATAAGAGCTGCTGAAATAGAGGCAGCTAAGGATGTCGATATAACTAGAATTAAAAGTCAGAACAACACGATAAAAGATGAAGTGTTAATGTTCTGGTTAATTGGAATGCTTACTACTGGCTGGTTCCCAGCTACAAGAGAAAACTTTAGAGAATGGGTAGGTATAATAAACGATTTACCAGATAGCGTATGGTACTTGGTTATTATTGTTTTTACTGCCAGCTTTGGTTCTAAAGTTTCTGACAAACTAATGAACAGGAAGAAAAAATAATGCCAATAACTAAATCAGATTTTGATCCTAATTGCTTTGGTTCACAATACGATGATGCTCCAGAAACATTACACTTTCAATTTGAAGGTGTGAGATGTGATAACTATGTGTATCGTTATGTATTGGTCGATAAGTTTAGACCCAATAAAATAGATTCAAGAAGTAAGAAAACAGAAGAAGAAAAGAATTTAGATCACAAACAGATTAGTGCTAAATATAAAAGATGTGAACACCATCAAGAGGTAAAGCCTAGCTTTATAGATAAGATTAAAAAAGTTTTATTTTAATGGCAAAAAAAAGACCATTATTCGGTGTTTCAAATTATGTAAAAAAAACAAGAAAAAAAAGAAGAGGCAGACACGCTAAAAGTTATTCAAAGCGTGTCCCGTCAAGAAGTAAGTATAGGGGTCAAGGCAGATGAAGATAAACGATAATACAAATATAAGCTTGCCTGTAAGAAATCTTATAGCTTTATTAGCAGCAGTAGCTATGGGTATCTTTGCTTATACAGAAATTACTACTAGACTTACTAGCTTAGAAACTTCAAGAGAATTGTTTAATGCTGATTTATTAAAAAAATCTCATCAAAAGCCTGTGGACCAGGAACAATTTATGCTTCTGGAAGAGTTATATAAATCCGTGGAGAAAATTGAAATTAGAATTGAAGATATGATGCACAACAAAGTTAATATAGAATTTGTACAAAAACAATTATCAAAAGCTCTTACTGATATTGAAGAATTAAAAGATAAAGTTAGAGCAAATGGATCGCATTAAATGGAAATTGTAATTGCACTTTTAATGTTTGTAGATCATGAGATTAAAGAGCATCGTATTCAAGACTCAATGAGTGTCTGCTTAAAGCATAAGCGAGAAGCTTCGAGACAGATAAATGAAAACATAGAATACAAGTGTATTAAAACTAAAGCAGAATTAGAAACTAATATTGATGGAACTAAATCCATTAAGAAAATTATTTTAGAATAATTATGAGGGAGAATGAAAAAATTAATTATATTGTTTTTATTACTTACAACATCGGTGTACGCTGGCTCAACGCAATCTAATGTTAGTGGAAGCAATACTGCTATTGAAGGAAATTACACAGGGGGATCTACAACTTATGAAAGTGGATCATCATCTAGCTCAACAACAAATTCTACAAGTAATTCTAATATAAGATCTGCACCACCAACTTCAGCATCACCAGGAGTAAATACTTCTAATAATTGTGCTATTGCTTTATCGGGTGGAGTACAGACTTTTTCTATTGGAGTA